GCTTGCCTCTGCACTTAAAGTTCCCATTAAGGGTGCTGAGTTTGAGATTATCGCCACCGAGGGAGACAACGGCGAGCGCGACTTTGTAGAGAATGCACTACTCACCACCTACAAACAAGGTGGTATGACGACACCATTCAAGCAGGTCATTTTACAGATGTCAAATGCCATGATGTACAGGTTCCAGGCGTTCGAGAAGGTTTGGAAGGTACAGGACAGAGGCAAGTACAAGGGCAAGGTAGTGCTGCACAAGCTGGGTTGGAGGCCAACCTCGACGTGCAAGATTCGTACGGATATTAATGGTAGCTTCAATGGTTTCCACCAGGAGGCGTACAAGGGTAATAAGTTCCTACAGCAGAACTTCGACCCACAGCGTGCCCTAGTATACATACACGGTAGTGATGAGGACCCCGTTCTAGGTATGACCCCATTCGACACGGTGTACAAGAACTACCTGTCAAAGTTGAAGGTTGCATTCTTCTACTTCGCATTCCTAGAGAACGTTGCATTCCCACGTACGATAGCCAAGGTAGCCGGTGACGACCCGCAGGAGTTGCGTCACTTGCTCGACAAGGCGAAGATGCTCGCACACAACGGCATCATGGGACTGTACGAGCATGAAGAGATTGAGGGATACGAGTCACAGAGGAATACACGCGACTACCAGAGTGCGCTAGAGTACCTAAATTGGGAGATGTCCCGCGCAGTATTGGGTCAGTTCCTTGACCTCGGTACGAGCGGTGAGCGAGGCTCGTTCGCACTCTCCAAGGATAAATCAGCATTCTTCTTCAATCAGCTTGAGGGTGTCTTGAGTGACATGGCTGAGACAATTAACAACTACGTCATCGCAGACCTCGTGGAGTACAACTTCGGACTGGATGCTTCGATACCGAAGCTGAGGTTCCGCCCGATTAATGATGAATCAGCAGATGCAGTGCTGGAGACTTACAAGGCAATCATAGGGTCGAATGCACCGAACGTGACGCCGAACTTCATGCTACAGCTTATGCAGCGTGTTGAGGATATCTTGGGACTTGAGATTGACCCGCTGGTTGAGTACGACAATGAGGAGTACCGCCAGATTGTGAAGGCAATACCGACTGCGCGTGAGAACCTCTTGAGCAAGGAGGCTCGTGCGGGTAGCGGTCAGAATGCTGTCACTGGTCAGGACAAGAATAACAACAACCAGAAGGATGCTACGACTGATAAACAGTCAGCACAGCCTGGACAGAACACTACAACTACTAAGGAAGTTAGTGACGAATTGAGCATCGTGTCACAGATGCGTGGCCCTGAGACACCAAGAACCCCAAGCAGGAGGAAGCGCAGGAGGAATGAATCATGACAGTGATTGAACTAGCCGGGGGAGTTCCGGCCCTCCATCCAGAGCGCAAGGGTCAGCTTAATCTCTCACCCTTGAAGAATTGGGTGGAGAAGAATGGTGGACTCCCAACATACATCAACAGCTTTGCGACCGCAATCCTACGTGAGAACCCTGGCTGGAGTATAAGCAGGGTTATCGCAACAGCCGTAAACATGGCGAAGAAGGTGTGTGCAACAGGACGTGCCTTCGGCGGTAAGGTGAAGGTAGGACCGGCAGTGAAGGCTGCTGCATGCAAGGCAGTGGCGCAGTGGGAGGCTAAGAAAGCTAAAGCCTCAATGGAGTTCATTGATGGACTCATCCTAGCCTCAGCAGACGGTGAGATTGACAGCCTTGAGCTAGAGAAGGCAAGGCGTCGCGCAAAGCGTCGTGAAGAGAGCAAGGACATCACGGAGAGCATCGAACTCTCTGACGATATGTTTATTAACTATGCCATCGTAGAGTTGTCCGATGATTGGGGGGAGGGGGTGAATGCAGAAGTGGACACTGATAAGTGGATAGAAATTATGGAGTTGTCGGCAGCACCGGAGTTGGCCTTGAGGCTACCCGTAGTGGAGCTAGGTAATGCCGCTACCGCAACAGGTAACGGAACGTACCGCAAGGAAATCTGGCGTGTTGGCGACATCAATTACAAGGGCAGGAAGGTACGCTTCACATCAGACATGTTGAAGCAGGCATACAAGAACTGGCTTGCAAAGCCGTTCGAGTACGTGCCATTCCAGTTCCTACATCAGAGCAACGCAGGCACGGACCACCCGAGGGACTATGCCGGAAGGATTACTTCCCTATCACTGGACGACGAAGAGAATCCTACAAAGATGATTGCGGACTTCTCCCTCACTGAAGAGGCCGAGAAGATTGTACAGCACAACCCAGCCTTCGGAGTGAGCGTTAAGGTTCACCCGAACTTCGTACACCCGAGTACGGGCAAGTATTACGGCCCGACCTTGTTGCACGTAGCAGGGACGCACTTCCCTCGCCTTGGAGAGATGGGTGAGTGGGAGGCAGTTAAAGCAGGAATTGACCCGGACGATGAGACAATCGACCTCTCAGCCGGGGAGTTCGAGGGAGTAACCCCGGACGAGAGTGTAAACGACGATAAAGGAAAGCAGGAAGGAGGTAGTATGTCTGAGAAGAAAGATGACACCACGCAGGAGCAGACCTTTGACCTCGCAACCGTAATGGAGAGCGACGAGTTCAAGGCTGCAATTAAGTTGGCAGTTGACTCGCAGACAGAGGACCTACGTAAGAGGAATGAGAAGCTAGAGGGTGACCTCGCAGAACAGCGCAAGGAGGGTTACACTGCAACCGTGAAGGCGGCAGTTAACACCTATCGTGGTGCTGGCGTTAAGCCGATTGTTCTTGATTACGCGGAGGCCCTCATGTTGAGCCTTGACGAGACTCAGAGGAACGAGACAATCGAACTGAGCATCGGAGAGGGCGAGGAAGCCAAGGAAGTTAAGTACAACCCCGTGCAACTACTCACCAAGATTCTCGACGAGTCGAAGGGTACCATTGACCTCGGCAGCGAGCGTGGAAGTGGTGAGGACGAGGACGAGGATGCATCAAGTGAGAAGGCACAGGACGAGGCAGCGATGTTCTTGGCTGACCTAGCTCACCTTGAGTACGAGACAACGGAATCATAAAGTCACTAGAAGGGAGGTTGTAGTATGGCAATTCTAAAGCATCGTTTCACAGTTGCGGACTTCCTGCCGCTAGTGGCTGACGCAGCACTAACCGGAGGACGCTTGGTGAAGCCGACCACGGCTAATGGACCAACCCCAAGGGTGTCCCACACCACAGCAGCAACAGAGTATGCAATCGGAGCCGCAGAAGAGGACGCTGTTCTAAACCAGAGGGTTAGCGTAAGCACCCGTGGTGTACAGCAGTTGGAGGCTCATGCAGCCATTGCATTCAACACAGACGTAGTTCCAGCAGCAGCCGGTCGTGTGGCCCAAGCAGCTACCCCTGCGACTGACCGTGTATACGGTCGGGCATTGCAGGCGGCAAGCGCACAGGGCGACAAGATTTGGGTGCTAAAGTACCAGTAAAGAAGGGGGTGAATGATTAATGCCTTTGAACGCACACTTCAGTAATAACCAGACTTCGCACACCGTGGCCGACTACCTCAAGGAGCCGACCATCATCAAGAAAACCCTTACCCTAGCGGGTCGAGGCAAGTTCTTGGCGGAGAGTTTGTTCACTGGTGGGTACTCTGCACAAGGTGGAGCAGTATCTTACCAGGAGTCAACATACCCATACATGGAAGAGTCTAAGAACGAGCCTAACGAGAACTTCGCTATCTCTGAGGGTGGAGACTTCCATACCGTGTACATGGAAGATGTTGGCCCACAGGTTGCCAAGGTTCGTAAGTACGGTATCGAGTCTTACGTAACGTACGAGGATGAGCGTCGTAACCAGCTAGGTGTACTCGCAAGAGCTACCACCCGTATGCTGAACACGATGGTCAAGCACCTTGACGGCGTTACGATGACCATGCTTACCACGAACCCTGCAATCCGCACGTTCGCCACAGTGAACTGGAATGACCCGACTTCCATCGGAATTTGGGATGACATTCTTGAGGCGACGAACATGATTGAGGACGAGGATACGGCTGGTGGAGTTTACAGCCCGGACACCCTCGTAGTGAGCAACCACACGTACAACAGGTTGAGGCAGAACGCCGACATCCGTGACCTCTTCGGAGAGCGCGATGACAACCCTGTTTTCAAGGGGAGCATGGAGGAACTTGCTGGACTTAGAATCATGAAGTCCCAGTACGTTGCGAAGAACACTGCATTCGCGCTACAGCTAGGCGAAATCGGTGGTATCGCTGACGAGGAACCCCTCCAGATGAAGCCAGTCGAGAGGGTTGAGCGTAACGAGCGTATCTACTTGCGTAGCAAGAGAACGACCATTGCCTTCCTCACCGACCCTGGTGCAATCGTCAAGTTCACCGGTCTACTCACCAGCTAAATAGGAGGATAAATGGCGCTTTACGAGGTAATAACAGAGCGTCTTAGGTTGTCAGCACATCGCTTGAGTACCGGCTCAGGCGGTGTCGCTGGACCTGATACAGACGACAAAGAGAAGGCCAAGGACGACAAGGGTAATGTCCAGAACATCAGGTTCCCTGTCAGCCGTGGTCAACTAGTATACACCGAGAAGGGCGACCTAGACGGCGTTGAGGATGCGGATAAGAAGGCTGCGGCTTTCTACTCATACGATGCTGCCGAGCTAGAGAGGTACGTCGAGCTTGACGCACTGGAGGAAGTTGACGCCAGTGACATTTCAAGCCCTGACACTGACCCTCGCGCCTTCGGGGTACTAGGTGAGGACAACGGCACGGATAACGACGTTGCCCACGGAATTGCAATCCGCACCGCTGCGGCTGAAGAGGCTGCTGCGGAGGAAGAGGAAACCTCTGATGAACCGGAAGATGACCCAGAGGACCCAGACAACAAGTAATTCTAAGGGGGTGAGGTCAGCGTGGGGTTCTACGTAGACACCGACGACATTAGACAACACATGCGTGGTGCCAATGCCTTGGCAGAGGACACCATCGACGAGATAATGACGGAACAAGAGTACTACGTGCAGACTGCCCTCCGTTTGACTTCACTCCCACCCGCAAACCCAATCCTCTCAAGTATAATCAGGGACCTTACTGTTGCCGCAAGTATCTATGCGTTGACAGCCCCTAATAATGAGGACTTGGAGAAGGCAGACACCTTGCGCCGGGAGGCTTACCGCCGCCTGGACAGGGTTGATGATAAGATTGGACTTGGGACTGTAGGGGGATTCCCTGAAACAGACCCAACAACAGAGGTAGATACACTTGATGGTTCGTTCTTCACTCTCAGCGACTTCGACCAATTCGATGAGTTGGGTCGTGAGGATTACACTGGACTCACCACTTACATCATAAGGCCGTAACATGGCAAGCAAGGGCGATACATTAACGTTCTCATTGTGGAATAATTGGGGAGAGTACTTACGGGCTGTTCGCCAGATAAACAGCAGACTTCCTAATGACATGTCTCAAGTGGTTCTGGAAGGAATCACTGCCATGCAGAGGTATCAGCGTCAGTACGCACCAGTAGGTGAGACTGGCGACGGGCCTCACGGCAGGATACCCAGGAGCATACGACCAGCAAGAGTTATGAGGCGCAACAACTCTGCTTCGGCAACGAGCAGGACGGATTACGGTCCAGCCATCTTCACCAATGAAGGTACTGGTACACGCAAATCCTCCGGTGGTGGCAGACCCTATTTCATACCGAAAGCATTCGGAGGGGTAGGGGTGTGGCACCCTGGTATTCGCGGTACGCACTGGTGGGAGCGCGGTGCGGACAGGGGAAGTATCATAGCCCTAGCTGCATTCAGACGGAAGATTGAACGCACACTACAGATAAGAGGCGGCGTACGATAATGTTCACACGCAGTGCAGGAATGGGTTTCAAGGAAGCGATGGATGCAATAGGAAATGGCATACTCAATGTCGTGGACCGTACTGCATTCTTCTCGCTCGACTACCCTTACCCGGACCAACACTACCCGGAATCTGGCAAGCCTAGTATGACTGTACGTTGGGATGGCATATCTGCCGACGCCAACGGTAACAACCCGGACATACTGGTACCGGCTGGTTTCAGGTATGAGGTTAGACTTTATCACTCGATGTATGCGCCGGACGCAAGCATCACAGACTCGTACAAGTATGCGCAGGAGCAGATTGCGGTCGGCACTGCCGAGTTGTACGAGAAGTTGAACCAGGACAGAAGCATGGGTGGTTTAGTGTTGGACATCATCTTCGACAACTCCCTCACGGGAGACATCGTGGAACCTAAGACTAACACTGACTACTATGGACACGAAGCATTGTTGGATGTAAGACTTCATAATGAATAGGAAGGAGGCTTAAATGGCAAAGGAACAGACCGAGAACGCACTGTCAGCAGTACAGAAGGAGCCGACTCAGGCAGGGGCATCCCCAGCCAAGGGCGGAAAGACCACGGACGACAGTGGTGTAGAGGCTATTGTTAACCCCGAGCTAGGTAACACTCAGAGCGTTGCATTCCCTGATGGTGATGGTGGCGCAGATGTGTATGCAACTAACG